TAGTTTGCTCTTAGATAGGCTGCACTTGGATCTTCTCCAGCTACTACAGCACTAACAACGTCTGAAATATCAGTTTTGCCATCAAAAATATAAGTGAATAGTTCTGTGCAGAGTTTAGTTTGGCTATTTTCGTCTAATCCAGCATTTTTCATTGTTCCTGATAATTGTTTTAAATTTAAGCTTTCATTAGTATTAATGTCAAGATATTTGCTAAGAATTTTAGGAATATTGTCATATCTAAGCAGTCCAGGAGTTCCTACTCTGCCCCCTGATGCACCTACAGCAGCTTTAACTTCAATGACTTTATCACCGATATTGAGATCACCTTTACCAGTAATTTTAATATGCGGGCTTAACACAGCTAACGCAAACTCGCCCGGGCCTTTAGCTCCGCCAAACGTAACCTGTTTTAAGGAATCAAAGACTCTTTGTATAAATTTTATAGGAGCATCAGACTCTCCTTTTATAAGATCCTTAAACCTAACATACTCTCCACTGAGCATTTTTCCAATATCAATATAGCCATTAGGGTAGCCTTTGACAAATGCTGCTTTTTCTTCATAGCTTCCTGGCACATCGATAATCATGTCTACCAGCTGTTTAACATAGCCTTTAGTATCAGTATCCCGATCTAACACTAAGCCAATACGATCTACCAACCCAGTTTTATTAAGAACTGTATATATTTTTTGTAATAAATCAGCATCCTGCGTTTTTTTAACCTGGCTGATGATCTGTGACTTCAGACCACTAACTTGGTCTGTATTTTCAATAAGAAATTCTCGTGCTCGCATAATAAAATATTTAGCCGAGCTCAGGAAATAGACAATCCTGTATAAACACCTTTACATCTTCTTCACTTAGACCTAAGCTAGTCATTACACGGGGAGTATGTGGGTTCTGTTTTTGATTTTGTGCGTAAAAGTCCTGTGCCTTAGCAGTATTAACTGGGCTACGATTTGTTTCACCCACGGTTTCTAAATAATGCTTTAGACCACGTTCTGCAATTGTGTAGATCTTTTCTAATTCTTCTTCATCCTGTACATTGCCTGCGGCCACCATATTACTACTGAAAATACGCTGTGCCCAATCAGGTAATTTACGCTCTTTGTTCCAGTTGTATTTGCTGGTTTCTACTGCCCACCAAGACATCATAGGGTGTAAATCATCGCCAGTTGGGCTATAATCCATAAAACAGCCTGTGATTTTATTCTTACCAGCTATGACATCAAAACCAAAAATAGGAGCAGGATTATGTGTATGTGGAAAGACACAGCAATGCATCATCCAAAGCCCTTTTGTTTCTCTTGCATCTACAATGTCAATATGTGCTCTACGATATATGCTACTGGCCCATACTTTGTTTACCCAACCTGGTTGATTGAACCTTTCCATGCCTGGCTCAAAAACTAAGCTACCTGTGGCATAAAATTGACTTTCAAATAATTTTTGTATTTTTACTAGTTTATTCCAGACGAGACTCATAACTACCCTTATTCAATGCTTGCATCATCTTAATGGCGTATTCAAATGCTACGCGAGCTTCTTCACCCAAGTCGTCTGTTAATTCTGCTCTAATACGTTGTTTTAAATTGTCAGCATCTTCAAACTCATAAAATTTCCCAGATCCTGGAACTTTTTTAGCTATTATCTGTCCACCGAATAAATCTCCCATATGGCGACAATACAAATGTGCCTTGATTAAGTGTCGCCTGTCACGGTCATTGTATAAATCAAGTAGATATCTATAGTACTCTAAGGTTTCAGGCAACCATGTAAGATTATGATGCGGGCCAACTAACTCGATGCAATCAGCATAGATTTTGCTTGCTCGTTTAATGTCTGGTAGATTATTTAATTGTCCAAGACTATCTGCGATGTTTTCGATGCCAGTATAGACAAGAACCATTTGCCAAAGATAATTAGCATATTCTTCAGTTGTAATATTGCCTGTTACTAGTTTCTTGGCAAATATGGTTCTTTCAGCGTCGGTGTGTAGATCTTTGGTTATTTCTCTAAGACTCATTCTTCTTCCAATTTAACTTGGAGTGGAAATCCATTCGCTCTTGCCAAACTCGTAGTTTCAACACTTTTCACTTCAGCGATTTCATAACTATAAACGCCGGCAATTCCACTGCCTTCATTATGTATCTCTAATGTGATTTTCTTGGCAACTTCTTGAGTATGTCTAAATATTTCTGTTAGTGTGCTTATAACAAATTCTACCGGAGTGTGATCATCATTTAAAAATATCACCTTCCAACGACGAGGTTCTTCAATTTTTTGCTTTATTTTTTCATCAAGTTTAACATCAGCTATAGACATTTTAATCTCCAAATAAGTAATAGGGGAAGATTTCCTTCCCCTTATTATATTACTTAACCTCTACAATGTCAATCACCCTGGCTTTCTTTTCTTCGGGCAAAACATATTCAAGATTGATAGTAAGCACACCGTCTTTAATTTCGGCACCTTTTACAACCATATGTTCAGCCAATTGCCAACTACGATTAAAGTTACGACTGCTTAGGCCTCTATGTAGGTATTGATACTCACTTGGAGTTTCTTCGGCTTTTTCTCCTTTTACTGTGAGAATTTCCTGTTCTACTTCTACACTGATTTCGCTGCGCTTAAATCCAGCTACAGCGATTTCGATGGTATAGGTATAGTCTCCAGTTCTTACAATATTATGCGGAGGATAGTTTGTAGCCATTTGATTGGCGAACCTGCTTTCGAAAGTATCAAACATACGATCAAAGCCAACAAGTGCCTTAGCTAAATTTGTTGTATCTAAACGAGTTAAAGTTCCATTCATTGTCATTTTAGTTCTCCTTATTTAAGCAAGAATGTATAGGGCCCGACCTCGGCACCCCATGATACAGAGATTAGGCAGCTTGTTTAACTTCCTTTACCTCTGCTTCGGTTACAACCTCTTCTGGTTGTTGGGCTTTGGCTTCTTTAGCCTTACGAATGGGCTCACAAGCAGCCAATAAATCACTGATTTTTTGAGTTACCACATCTTTTTCTGAATTTTGAACTGCTGACTGTAGCTCATTAATAGCAGTTTCAATTTGAGATTTTTCAGATTCTGTAAGTTTATCCTTGACATCTTCAAGATCCTTTCTAACGGTATGAATTTGACTGTCGGCAGTATTACGTGTTTCAATACGTTCCCTGGTCTTCTTATCGTCTTCCGCATTAGCTTCTGCGTCTCGAATCATATTTTCGATTTGTTCTTTACTAAGTCCACTATCACTCTTAATTGTAATCTTGTTTTCTTTACCAGTTGACTTGTCTTTGGCACTAATATTCATAATACCATTAGCATCAATGTCAAAGGTAACTTCAATCTGTGGCATTCCGCGAGGCTGTGGCTGAATCCCTTCTAAATTAAATTCTCCTAATAACTTATTATGTGTAGTAAGTTCACGTTCACCTTGGAAAACTTTGATAGTTACAGCAGGCTGATTGTCCTCTGCGGTGCTAAATGTTTGGCTGGCCTTGGTTGGGATTGTAGTATTTTTATTAATTAACTTGGCCATAATACCGCCCATTGTCTCAATGCCCAAGCTCAATGGTGTAACATCAAGTAAGAGTACATCATTACGATCTCCACTAAGAACAGCACCTTGGATGGCAGCACCTACTGCCACTGCTTCATCTGGATTAACATCTTTACGTGGTGTTTTTCCAAATAGTTTTTCAACAGCATCGACTACCTTAGGCATACGAGTCATACCGCCAACAAGAATAACTTCGTCAATGTCTGATGCATTAATACCTGCATCTTTTAAAGCAATACGGCAAGGTTCAATACTACGCTCAATTAGATCCTCTACTAAGCTTTCTAACTTAGCCTTGGTAATTTTAACATTTAAATGTTTTGGACCGCTAGCATCGGCTGTAACATATGGTAAGTTTACATCAGTTTGTTGACTGCTCGATAGTTCAATTTTGGCTTTTTCTGCTGCTTCTTTTAGACGTTGTAGAGCAAGAACATCTTTAGTAAGATCTACACCAGACTCTTTCTTGAATTCTGTAACAAGATAGTCCATAATACGCTGGTCAAAATCTTCACCACCAAGGAACGTATCTCCGTTAGTGCTCAATACTTCAATTTGTTTATCACCGTCTACTTGAGCAATTTCTATGATACTTACATCGAAAGTACCACCACCTAGGTCATAAACCGCGACCTTACGATCCTTTTTATCAGTCTTATCGACTCCATAAGCCAACGCTGCCGCCGTCGGTTCATTAATGATACGAAGTACTTCCAAGCCAGCAATCTTGCCAGCATCCTTAGTAGCTTGACGCTGACTGTCATTAAAGTATGCTGGAACAGTAATAACAGCTTGGGTAACTTGTTGTCCAAGATAATCCTCCGCAGTTTTTTTCATCTTACGCAATACTTCTGCACTGATCTGTGGAGGAGCAAGCTCTTTATCTTTAGCACGTACCCATGCATCTCCGTTAGAGCTTTCTGTAATTTCGTAAGGCATGAGGTCGATATCTTTTTGAACAGCTTGTTCTTTAAACTTTCGACCTATAAGTCGTTTGGCAGCATAGATAGTATTTTTTGGATTAGTAACAGCTTGTCGTTTGGCACTAGCACCTACAAGAATTTCTTCGTCTGTATAGGCAACTATACTAGGCGTAGTTCTTGCGCCTTCACTGTTTTCAATTACTCGGGGAATTCCATTTTCGATGACTGCTACGCAGCTATTTGTTGTACCTAAATCGATACCGATGACTTTGCTCATAATATTTTCTCCTTAAATAAGCAAGATACTATGCAACCCTTGCGGCATTGCATGATTTTATTTATATCTTTTCTAAAACTTTTAGATCAAATTCTTGTAACTTTCTTAAAACATTTTGCACACCTACCGCTTGATTCCATGCATCTTCTAAAGCATGATGTTTCAATATAGGCGGCCGATTTGGGCAGATACCTAAATCAAATAAAGTCCTAGTATCACGCACTTCATAATACCGCCATGGTATAGTTTTTTCTAGTCGTCTAAAGATTGTTTCCAGAATGATTATATCAAACCCTACTCCATGACTCCATACTCTTTTAGCACCCCAGCAGAATTGATATAAATCATTAACGGCATCTTTTATATCAATCCTTCCTTCAGGATTAAAAGCTTCATCTTGTGCTTCTTTGCTTTGGCGGCTCCACCACTCTATAGTGCTATCATCGGTTCGTAGTCCAAGACGATCACAACTATCAATATCAATTCTACAATAAAATGGGTCGCTTCTTTTAGACTTCACATCGTTTCCGTAAGGGTCAAACCTCACAGCACCAATAGAAAGAACAGCAGCATCTGGAGTTGTGGCTAGAGTTTCCAGATCAATCATAATATCAGTATTCATTAGTATTTCTTCTGTGGTAGTGCTTCTTTTTCTAATTTTTTAAGAAATCTTGCCCTTCCAGCAGCCTTCATTCGTTTTCTTTTAGATGTTGGTTTTTCGTAAAATTCTTTTTTCTGTAAAGCCTTTAAAATACCAGAGTCTTCGATTTTATTTTTAAATCTACGTAGAGCTCTATTAATGTCCTCGTTCTCTTTTACAATTACATGAGTACCTTTAATCTTCTGTTCCATCTTCATCCTCTTTAAATTTTTCTAAGATCCAGTTTAAGTCGTGTATACGATTTCTATTAATTAAGTTCCATGGAGTTACCTGATCTGTTGTAAAGTAATGTGTATTAGGTTGAGCTAGTATAATACTTAAAAATTTTCCTGTCAAGGCATCACAGTTATCAATATCAATTACAATGAAGTCAGTCTGCATACTAATATCCAAAAGCCAAGCTATATCAAAATCATCTTTATCAAAAATATAGACATTTAAATCTTCATCTATTTTAGATAATATTTCTTGAAATTTGATTTTTAGTGTATCACCGGGTTTTACTAAAAGTATTCCTGGTATTAAATTGAAAAGCTTATCTGGAGGAGTGATTAAGTTAATTTTAGACCCGTTCATCGTTTAAGTTTATTCCATAGACTATTTCTAGTTTGTTCTTGATTTTGTATATATGCTATTTCTTTGTCAATGTTCTCTGTTCGTGGTCTGTCTTTATCATATATTTTTTTTTTGGTTCTTCTTCTTCCCAAGGTAAATTTTCTATTACTCCTAGTTCTTTCAATCTCTCTTGTCTTTTTATAGTATCTTCAGGATTGGCAGCTTTCCATTCTTGTTTTCCAATTTTTAATTCTTCATCCAATTGTTTATCAATTTCTTTGTTAGTTAAAAGATCAAGATTATCTGCTGTGGGTAGTACTTTAGAGACTTCGTCTAGTGATATAGGAGTGCTACCGACTTCAGGTTCTTTTTTAGGCTGGTAGACTTGATGAGGAACCTTTATGCCTGGAACACGATCTATCCAAGGCTGTTTAAGATAAACTTGTTCTACAACTTTTTTTGTTGCAGGAATAAATTCTACTTTATCTTCGACTTTAATATTACCAAATAGTTTGGTATCTTCGTTTTTTACTTCTGGTTTGACAATTTGTTGTGTTCTAAACCAGGCAAAACTATATTGGCTGGCCAATAATAATATCACAGCCAATGGGTCAAATACTATAACAATCATTATGATGACCCAACGAACTGCTGATTCTAACATATTATTATCAGCATTGTCTCCATAAATGAGCGCAGCAATATATTTGATTGGACCTACTTCTGCTTCAACCTTTCTAACCTCTGCTCGTATAGGCGCTGCTTCTTCATTAAGCTTACTAATTTTTTTCTGCTCGGCTTCGATTTCAGCAAGGAGACGCCCGCGTTCCTTTTGCTGGGACCTACGGATAGCCACGGCCTTATCTGCTCCTGCTTCCGTTGTACTGCGACCCATAACTTGATCCACTGCGTCATCGAGCTGTTTAAGTGCTTTACGG